ATACAAGTTATACACTACAACTTACTTACTATGGAAGCGTAGATGCACTTAGCGACTCACAAACAACTAACTTTGTCTCTACAGGACATCCAGATGTTTACTTATATGGAGCACTTAAACACGCTTCTATCTTTCTTATGGAAGATGAGAGAGTACCTTTATTCACTGCACAATTTGAAAAAGCCCTAGAAGAAATGAGACTAGAACAAGAGAAAGCAGAGTTCGGTAAAGGTTCACTGATACAAAGACGAAGAACTTATGGTAAAGCGAGAAAAAACGTATATCATTTCAATAATTAGGAGAAACTATGTCAGGATTTAGCGATTATTTAGAGGACAAAGTATTAGAGCATGTTTTTGGTGGCAATGCTTTTACAGCACCATCATCTTTGCACGTAGCACTGTTTACAGTTGCACCATCAGACACAGGTGGGGGAACTGAGGTAAGCGGTGGCTCTTATGCACGTCAGACAGCTACATTCAATGTTTCTGGCACAAACCCAACCACAGCAACTAACGCAGCAGCAGTTGAATATCCAACAGCTACAGCAGACTATGGAACTGTAGTCGCAGTAGGAATATTTGACGCTTCATCAAGCGGTAACTTGCTTGCTTATGCAAACCTTACAGCTAGTAAAACTGTGAGCAGTGGAGATGTATTTAGGTTTGACGCAGGGGATATTGATATAACACTAGCGTAAACTTATGGCCACAGTAGGCTACGGGTTCGGAATATATGGTAAAGGACGTTGGGGAACTCCTGTTTACCATTTCGGAGAAGCCACATTACAAGGCACTTCGGCTGTAACAGCTACCGGTAGATTTGTTATTACAGGTGCAGCTACTTTAGCTGGTACATCTGCTGTCACTGCTACGGGTCGTTTTGTTATAACTGGTGCGTCAACTATAGCTGCAACATCAGCAGTAACAGCAGAAAGTTCATTAATACATGGTGGTGAAGCTACCATCGCAGCGTCAAGCAGTCTCAGCGCAACAGGTAGGCAGATAGACTTAGGTGCTTCTACTATAGCAGCTACGTCTGGTATGACGGCTACAGGTACGCAAATAGATCGTGGGGTAGTCATAGGCCCAGCAGTCTCAAATATGACTGCTACGGGAAGATTTACATTTATAGCAGAAGCAACAATAGCTGCATCGGCATCTGTTAGCGCAGTTGCAAGGCAGATTGACAGGGGTTCAGCCACCCTTGCACAAACATCTAGTCTTTCTGCTATTGGTGGATTAAAATGGACGGAAGAAGAAGTACAAGCTGCAACTTATACGGAACAGACAGTCTCAGCGACTTGGACAGATCAAACAAATCCGTCTACGACTTGGACAAATTTAGACAACGATAAGGCAGCTTAGAGAGGAAAAACATGGCAGATACAAATACAACCAATTTAAGTCTAGTAAAACCAGAGGTAGGAGCTAGTACAGATACTTGGGGAACGAAAATCAATAATAACCTTGATAGCGTAGATGCTATCTTTAGTGCTACTGGTACATCCGTAGCAATGAACCTAGATGGGGCTGTGATTGACAGTTCTGTTATAGGGGGAAACACACCGGCTGCTGGTACATTTACTACCTTTACTTCAAACGGCATAGACGATAACGCAGATGCAATTGCTATAACTATAGATAGTTCTGAGAATACTACTTTTACAGGTAATGTAACCGTAGCTGCGGGTAAACACTTCACTACAGCAAGTGGTAATGACCTAAATATAGTTTATCCAGATTCAAGAAGTTTATTTGTAAAAGAAGGTAGTACAACTCATGTTACTGTGGATAACACAGGACAAGTTGGTATAGGAGAAACGTCACCTCTAGCTACCCTTCACATCAAACAAGGAGATAGTGGGTTAAGCTCACTTAATGCAGCAGCACATCATTTATTTTTAGAAGATACTGGTGCTAATGGACCGGGAATTACTTTTGCTTCTGGTACAACTTCTAATTGTACTTTGGCATTTGGTGATTCTGATTCTAATTATCAAGGTATTATTATTTATGATAATTCAGCAGATGCCATGAAGTTTGGAACAAATGGTGGCACTGAAAGAATGCGTATTGATTCAAATGGAACAGTCCAGATTGGCTCAAGTACTTCTCATGCAGCAGGTGCAGCAGTATTACATTTACACCAATCAGCCGCCGACTCAAATGCCTATCTTCACATAACGCAAGAGGACGGAGGTTCAACATCTTCAGATGGTATGTCTATAGGTGTTTTAGATGGTGGTGCTAATGCTTCTATAAGGTTAAGAGAAAACGGGTATATGAACTTCTATACCAATAATACAGAAAGAATGCGTCTTGATTCTGAGGGTGCTTTAAGAATTAACAATACATCTACCATCGGTTCAAATGACGAGGGAGTTTTACATCTATTAGGTAAATCTGCCCACACAGTTTGTAAAATGAAAGTTACTAGCAACAGCCAAAGATATATACATTTCTTTGATGAAAGTAACAATGATGCAGGTTCTGTACAAAATGGAGGTGGTGCTTCTACAGTATATAACACAAGTTCTGATTACAGAATGAAAGAAGATTTTAGACCATTGAAAAATGGTCTTGAAAGACTTACTAAGTTAAATCCTATCAAATTTAAGTGGAAACACTATGACATAGAACAAGAAGGATTTTTAGCACATGAAGCACAGGAGGTTTTCCCTGATGCGGTTACTGGTGATAAAGATGGTATTGATAAGTATGGCAAACCAGAAATGCAACAAATGGATTATGGTCGTATAACTCCATTACTTGTGAAAGCAATCCAAGAACAACAAACAATAATAGAAGATTTGAAAGCTAGAATAACTACCTTAGAAGGAGAATAAAATATGGCAATAAATTATACTTGGGATGTAAGTACAGTTGACACTTACCCAACAAAAGACAGTAATAGTGATGTCGTGCACAACGTACATTGGAGACTGACAGGCACAGATGATGCTAATAATGACTCAGAGGGCTATCCACAAACCGCAGATGTATATGGAAGTCAAGGTTTAGATACTGATAGCATATCTGATTTCGTAGCTTTTGGCAGTTTAGATGATGCTAAAGTACAAGGCTGGGTTGAAGCTGCTCTTGGTGCTGATAAAGTAACAGAACTAAAAGCAGGCATAGATGCACAGATAGCAGAGAAAGTTACACCAACATCTGTTACTAAAGAAATAGGATCATAGTGAATGGCACTACTTCCTATAACTCCACCAGCCGGAATAGTTAAAAACGGAACTGACTATTCCAACAAAGGACGTTGGGTTGATGGGGATTTGGTGCGGTTTGAAAATGGTTTTCTAAAGCCTGTTGGTGGTTGGACAAAACTGATAGCAACTGCACTTGACGGCGAACCAATAGGTATGTATGCCTACGCTGACAATACAGGCAAACAAGTATTAGCCATAGGCACAAGACAAAAAGTTTACGTCTTATACGATGGCACTCTTACAGATATTACACCATCAGGATTTACCAACGATGCAGCAAATGACCCTTTGGGTTGGGGTGCATTTAACTATGGTGTAGAAGATTATGGTGATGCTAGAAGCCAATCTGGTTTGACACTAAACACAGGTCATTTTTCTTTTGATAATTTTGGTGAGGATTTAGTATTTTGTTTTTCTGGTGATGGCAAAATATACAAGTGGAGGCCGAACACAGGCGGTACAGCAGATACCATAGCCACAGCAGTCACAAACGCACCAGTAGGCAACTTAGGTCTAGTAGTAACCAACGAAAGACATCTTGTAGCCATAGGTTCTGCTAGTGATCCGAGAAAGATAGCTTGGTCAGACAGAGAGGATAGAAACACTTGGACATCAAAAGCTACTAACTCTGCCGGTGATTTACAAATACCTACAGGCGGAAGGGCACTATACGCACTTAAATTTAAGCAAGACGTAATAATATTCAGTGACACAGGCATATCTAGGATGTACTACACAGGCAACCCATTTATTTATGGTATTGCTGATGCTGGTACAAACTGTAAAGCAGTAGGCAGAAGAGTCATTGTATCTACTGGTTCTTTTATGGCATGGATGGGTGAAAACTCTTTCTTTGTATATGACGGACAAGTGAGAGAGATAGCTTGTGAGGTACACGATTTTGTATTTGATAACCTAAATGTATTGGGTAGAGCATCTAGTTGGGGCGGACACAACTCTAACTTCAACGAAATATGGTGGGGCTTTCCTGTTGGTGACGGACAATACACACCTAACAAATATGTTATATGGAATTACAGAGAAAACACTTGGTCTATAGGTTCTTTAGATCGTGGATGTTGGATTGACCAAGGTGTATTTGATTTTCCTATAGCTGGTGATTCTAGTGGTTTTATTTACCAACATGAGTCAACTTCTTTAGCCAACTCACCAAGTATAGGTTCTGCTGTGCCCTTTTGCACAAGTGGGCCTATAGAGATAGGCAATGGTGATAGGTTTGTGCAGTGTAACCAAATAGTGCCAGATGAAGAGGCTAACACTTTGCCTGGTGTTACTATAAGTTTCAAAGGTAAGTTTACACCGCTTGGTAGTGAAACTGATTTTGGTAGCTTTACGTTTGAGAATGATGGTTATACAGATGCTAGATTCACAGCAAGACAAGTACAAATGACAGTAACAGGAGGGGTTACACAAGATTTCCAAGTAGGCAACATACGCTTAGACTTGAAAACTAGAGGTAAAAGATAATGGATTTAGCGTCCAAAGATCAATACATCCAAAGAGCCGTAAGTGCAAAACTAGACGTAGGCAGTACAGCATTGACTACAGTATATACAGCACCAACCGGAGGTGATTTTGACTTTGCCATACTAGAATCTATCTTGGTGGCAAATGACGCTACACAAGCAACCACAGTGTCTTTCACTATCACAGATAGTTCTAGTAACAATTTTGTGATATTCAAAGATGCAAGTTTCACTAACAAAGAAACTAAGGAGATGCTAAGTAAAAGCTTGATTTTGACTGCTGGCGAATTGTTGAAAATAGAAGTATCACATGCGAATATAAACGTAGTTGTGAGTTTGATAGAGTATGCAAAAGGAGACTAATAATACACAAAGATTGGAATACGATTTGT